CAACACTATATTGGCTGTTACGCAACACTTAGTTGTGGAGTTCCAGCGGGCATCATGTGCCCTGCATCACACCTCCAGATCGTCAGTCGTACTGGCATCGGCCAAATAGGTCATGGCCGTCAAGCTATCATGCTTGTGGGGGGTTGAGAGGATGGTGTTTTCCCAACACCATCCTCGCTACACCGGTTTGTACTTTACCGGTATGGCTAATCAGGTTCATTTTAATTTACCTGATGATCATAAATACAAAAGAACATGGACGTTTAACAAGGCTTACACTGTCACGAAAGGTCATAAGTATTTTGACCAGGAAACCGGAGTGTTGGATTTTGGAACGTATACGGATAATATGAAAAAGAGACGTAGCTTGAGATACGATACGGTTTTTGGTTGGGCCTTTGCCCATTCGGGAATTATATACGCCAACTCAGACAATAACATATCAGAAGGATTAGCTAGACACCACAAGGTCAAGTTGATGGAAAGTTCTTCCGACCAAGACGAGGTTGGGAATTTGACGTCCTTAATTCCTGAGGTCCTGGCGGCCGATGGTTTTTGTTTTGAGACCGCGCTCCGAGATAATCAAAAGAAGTATTGTGAGGCCTACGGGGATGAATTTGTTAGTGCAGTGAAGAGGGAGTTGGGAGAGCATTTCTACGCCTACACCATAGCTGAAGCTAGTTACTTGTTAACGCTGGAGAAGCACAAGAAACAAAAACTTCGAGCTGATGGCTATTCCGACATTGAGTTGGAAGGGTTGCTAAGGAAGTATACTTACATGTTACGATGTGAATGGAAGCTTAAGATAGAAATCGCAAAGTACAACAAGCCCCCGCGGATTATTGTAGACGAAAGTGTAGTTGGGTCGTTACCCCGTGTACACTTTGCTAACTCGTGGAAAAGATGGACTAAGGATAGGGTCGTTAATTTCGGATGTGTATCAGTTTGTTATATGGGTTCTTCGGACTACAAGTCGGTTTTGGCTATATTCGAAAAACTCCAATGGTACACCGATAAAATCGAAATTGTCAACAATTCTGATGATGCCATTATACATTGGTCGGCTAGTGGATTGCACTATATATACAATCTGGATCTCGCATCTAACGACAGTTCTCACTCTTTCCATACTTTTTCCTTATATTCCAGATATTCAAATATGCCTTACGATCAGAAAAGAAACTTATTCGAGACGTTGAGAATGCCTATCAGGATCTTCAATCACGACAAGACTAGACATATAGAAATGCGCACGGAAGAAGGCTACATGCCTTCCGGAATTGGGGACACAACCTGCGGAAACAACGGAGCGTGGAAACTAATCGCTTACTCTTTACAACAGCTTTTAGATGCGGGGCATACGATGAGTATTGCCTTGGTCACTTTGGCCAGTTTTAGGGTAGGTTTTCGAGTTTCTTACCAGAAAGTTGAAAAGCTGGGAGATGCTCAATTCCTAAAACAATCACCCTTTCTTTTAGAAGGGAAGTTGTGCCATTCGTTGAATCTTG